ACTTAGAAATTAAAACCTCTAATCCACACATAAGACTTACTGATACTGATGGTGGATACACTGAGATATTTGGCGGTAGCGGCATCACCACTATTAACGCTGACAAGGGGCAAAACGTAGCAGGCTCTGTATTAAAGTTAAGCGTCGATGCAACTGATGGTTTAACAATTGATAGTAGTCATAATGTATCTTTGCCGAACGGCAACCTTAACGTTACTGGTACAGCTGTAATAGAAACAGGTTCGGGCAACACATACCCAACTGCATCAACCTCTGCTGACAACCTTGTTATATCTGATAAGACAGCATCTACACCAGTTGGTATTACAATTTTTAGTGACAATGCATCACAAGGAAATATTTTCTTTGGTGATGAAAACGATGCTGACAATGGTCGTATTGTGTATGACCACAACGGTAACGCTAATACCATGTCGTTTTATGCAAACGGTGCAGAACGTATGCGTATCGACTCTAGTGGTCAGGTAGGTATCGGTACTAGCAGTCCCAACAGCATTGTTGATATTCGAGAAAACGCAACAGGCGGTCAAGCACGTCTTCGTTTGTTTAATATAGACCAAACTAACTCTACAGCACAAAGTGCGTTGCTGTTTATGAGTCCAGACTTGCGTTCTAATGGCGTCGAAATAGAAGCCGTTAAAGAAAACGCAGATTTTTCTGCCGCCGCAGGCCGTGATATAGCAATAGTGTTTAAGCCTGTACTAAACAACGCCGCAACAGAACGCATGCGTATCGACTCTAGTGGCAACTTACTGGTTGGTGCAACTACAACAACTAACTTATCTGATGGCACAGGAAACGACGGTGTACAGCTAAACCCGTCAGGCACAATAGCCGCCGCAAGAACTTCTAATGTTACTGCTGTGTTTAATCGCCTTAGCACTGATGGTGAAATTGCAAGGTTTAATAAAGACGGCACCACAGTCGGTAGTGTTGGTAGCTCTGGAAGCACAGGCGTATACTTCGGCTCTGGAGACACTGGTTTAAACTTCCGTGCAGATTTAGATGCGATTTATCCTTGGAATCCTTCTTCAAACGCCGCTAGAGGATCTGCGGTTGATCTAGGATTTTCTACTGTTCCATTCAAAGACCTCTACCTGTCAGGCACTGCAATTGTAACTAGTGGATTGGAAGTTGGCAGTATTGGCAATATTGGCAATGTTGCAAATGATTTAGTCGCTTATAGTAGTAGTACTGGCCATAACGGATTAAGATTTCACGCTGATGGTATACTCCCCACAAATAACTCTGGCGCAATTATTGACGCTGACGCTGATTTAGGTCATCCCTCATATCGCTTCAAAGACCTCTACCTGTCAAGTAACATTACAATGGGGTCTAGCGCCCAAATTAACGCATCCAATGCCTTTTACCTTGACAGTGACATTATTCACTTTAGACGTAATAACGAAACAGAAAGCGCAAGAATAGATAGCTCTGGCAACTTGCTAGTTGGTACTACTAATGTAAACCCTGCGGCAAACAATGTAACAGGTCATGCTTTAAAAGCTGGAGGATTAGCTGAACACGCTAACTCTGGTGCTGTCGTAATGCGTTTGAATAGAACTGACTCTGATGGTGATATTCTTCAGTTTTATAAAGGAACCGGCACAGTCGGTAGTATTGCTTCTGTAGGCGGCTTAGACATTAAAGTTGTCTTTTCTAGCGATGGCGACCAGTACATTACAGGTAACGCCGCTTCTAACTATTTGACATTTAGTTCTGCCAATGCAGAGCGTATGCGCCTTGATAGCTCTGGCAACTTGCTGGTTGGTACTACTACAGCATCCTTAGCTACAGCTTCAGGTAGCGTTTTGTATGGTGCAGGGTCTGTTAAATTCTCTAATGGCGGTTTAGCAATAGAGGCTAATCGACATAGTTCTGATGGCGAAGTAATTAGGCTTACTAGAAATGGAACAGATGTAGGTTCTATTGACGTTACTACTTCTGCGACTACTTACAACACTTCATCAGACGAACGCCTCAAAGACAACATCGTAGACGCACCTTCTGCTTCTGACGACATTGACGCTATCCAAGTGCGTTCGTTTGACTGGAAGGTTGACGGGTCACACCAGAAGTACGGCATGGTTGCTCAGGAGTTGCAGAGCGTTGCACCAGAGGCTGTGTCGCAGGGCGAAACTGAAGAAGACATGATGGGCGTAGACTACTCGAAACTAGTGCCTATGATGTTAAAAGAAATTCAATCACTACGTGCCAGAGTTGCACAACTTGAAGGAGAAAACTAATGGCTACATGGACTATAGCTAACCTTGAGCGTAACGTGGCAGACGGCGGTGTAACCGTTGCACACTGGCGTGTTACTGAAGAAGAAACCGTAGGCACTGGCGACGACGCTGTGACTTACACTGCCTCTGCATACGGCACGTGTGGCTTTACACCTGATCCTGATGCTGATGACTTTGTTGCTTACGACAGCCTGACAGAAGAAGTTGTTATGGGCTGGGTACACGCAGAGGTAGACCAGAGTGCTACCGAAGCATCACTAACAGCAAACATCGCAGGACAAAAGAACCCTGTGTCTGCTGACGGTATGCCTTGGTAAAAACTCTTGTTCTGGTTTTGGTGTTAGAAGGAGGTACTTCAGCATACATAGGCAGACGAGTCGTTTACCACACAGTATGTGAATACAAAGAACTCTACACAGAATCAGATAAGCGGTATCGGTGGTATGTCCCAGGAATTTATGACTGTCCACCATATGTGAGATTTAAAGATGATTGATCCGGTAACTGCCATCGCTGGAGCAACTAAAGCCTTTACGATGGTTAAGGCAATGGTAGAAGCCGGAAAGTCTGCTGAAGATACAATGATGCAGATAGGCAAGTGGTACGGTCACGCTTCGGATGTGATGTACGCTGAAAAGAAAGTTAAAAACGTAAACCCTTTTAAGCGGGTTGTTTTTAGCGGAAGTGTACAACAAGAAGCAATGCAGGCATTTGCCGCCAAGAAAAAAATGGAGGCTCAGCAAAAAGAGCTTCTTTCTATAATAGGCATGGTCTATGGGAAGGAAGGATTGCAAGAGTTCCGTGACATGAGAAAGCAGATTGCAAGAGAGCGAGCAGATACGATCTATCGCCAGCAAGAAGCAAAAGAGAAAATGCTTGCGGGGCTTTTGGTTTTATTAGCAATTGCGATAGTGGTAGGTACAGCGATATTTATAGTGAGCGGTTAAATGACACCAGCAGAAGAGGCATTAAAGCGTATCGAAATACATCAAGCAGAGTGCGAAATCCTTCGTAAGTCTATTGACGATCGGTTAGATCGTATCGAAAAAAGACTAGACGATGGCGGCTTACAGTTCAAAAGACTTGAGCGCATGATTCTTGCTAACAGTTTGTTGATCGTGGGTGTGCTTAAAGGTGCGGAGTACTTTACATGATTGAAACGTTGATTGGCCCAGTAACGGGTCTCCTTGATAAGTTCATTGAGGACAAAGATCAGAAGGCTAAGTTGGCACATGAGTTGTCAACGATGGCTGAACGACACGCTCAAGAACTAGCCAAGGCTCAACTAGAGATCAATAAAGTAGAAGCGGCACATAAGTCGCTTTTTGTTTCTGGATGGAGGCCAGCAGTAGGTTGGTGCTGTGTATTGGGTATGGTGGGTAACTTTATGGTTATTCCCTTCACTAACTTTGTTTTGGCTTTGTTAGCTGTAGATGTAGTTATACCGCTGATTGACTTAGAGACTATGATGCCTGTATTGATGGGTATGTTGGGATTAGGTGCAATGCGTTCGTATGAAAAAACTAAGGGCGTATCGAGGGAAAAGTAAATGGCTAGACGACCAAGAACAGGGCTATTAACAAACTACAAGGTTGCTCCTAAGACACCATCTACTGTTGTTGGCCGCCCCGCTACGCCTGTAAAAAAGAAAAAAGGTAAGGCTCCAGAACAAACCTATACAACCCAAACAACAGGAATGTTGTCTCCTGTAGCTGTAGCGCCTGCTGTATCAACCGGCAACATTACAGGACGACCTGTTGCTACTCCTTCTAAACCTGCACCACCCGTTAAGCCATCGCCTACTACACCAACACCTCCAAGTGGATATGTTCCTATTAATTTAGGTAACTTAACTGGGCCAAGCGAATCTGAACTTGCTACGCCTCCCAAACAAATGCCTGGTGAAACTGGGCCATTTGACCCTAATGCTGAAGCGCCAGTTCCAACACCAGCCCCAGATGAGTATTCAGAGGTAGAACTTCCTCCGCCATCTGCGCCAGAAGAAGCCGAAGCACCTCCACCTACACCGCCCCCACCACCTCCGCCTTCAGAGCCAGAGGGTGTTACTACCTTTACATTCTTTGAGGGTGTTGAGCGTGGTGATGCCAATCCTAATGCCCTGTATGCAAGAGGTGAAGCCACGCAGGTAACAGAGGCTGAACTACGTGAGTACTTCAATGCTCAGGGTTCTGGGATGCTCAAACAAGCCTTTGGTGACTTTGATAACTATCTTGCTTATATGACTGAGCGGGAGCAGTTAATTCAGTCTGGTGACTACGATGTAGGTAACTGGGATGAAGCTACTGGAGGATTGACTGAAGATCAGTTAATGATCCTTGAGGGTGATGACCTTACTCAGTACTCCGATACCGATCAGGATGCCTATACAGAAGCGTATGGTCAACGGATGCAGGAGCAATCAGCCGCATACGATAACTGGGTTAACTCCGAAGCTAATCAAGCACTCCTAGCTAAGTATGGCGTTGGCTCTACCATCTATAACAACGATGGTGATAAGTATGAGTGGAACGGTTCTGCCTATGTAAAGACAGTTAAACAAGATCAAGCGGGTCTTGTTGACTATGTAAAGATGGGCATTGTTACTGCAATGGGCATTATGACGGGTGGTGCAGTATCTGCTGTTGCTCCGTCATTAGGCACTGTTGGCTCTTCTGTTGTAAGCAATGCTATTACCCAAGGAATTACTACTGGCTCTATAGATCCTGATGAGCTTTTGCAAACAGCCGCCACAGCAGGTTTTAGTCAAGCGCTTAATCAGGTTATTGGCCCCGAACTTAAAGAAGCTTTAAACGGCTTAGATATTTCAGAAATAACTGGCATTGAAGAACTAGACAACGTTCTTAATGCAATGGGGCAAACAGCTATCCGTCAAGCAGTATTTGATGGCGAACTAGACATGGAAGGCATTGTTGCATCGGGATTGCTGACTGGTGCTCAAGAGGTTGTTGAGTTTTTATTTAGCGACCTTGCTGGGCAACAAGCAATTTCTGAAGAGCAACAGCGAGAGCTAGAAGAGCGATTTGCAGAATACGCGGCTATTGTTGATGAAGACACGATGGCTGAAGTTAACAGAGTCATGGGAAATACTGTTAACGAAGCTATAGCCACACAACAAAACGAAGCAATGCGTAATCAGCTTCAAGCTTTAGCAGGAAACTTACAGTCTGTTTATGAGCAGGCTTATGACGTATCGCCTCAACCTAGCGGCCCTTCTTTAGAAGACTTTATGGCTAGTTCAGTTGATGATTCAGATTCAGAGCTTGCAGACACTACGGCTGATTTAACTACTGACACAACTGTTCAGCCTGAACCTATGGCAGAAATAACAAACCCATTTGAAGGCAATGAGTTAATCAATGGCGTTTATTACAACGACGCTGGATTTCCTGTAGGCGTCAGTCCAGATGCTACACCTGAGCAAATTCTTGAGCAGTTTGTTAATGACAAAAACGCATGGACTACAGCGTCTGGCGTTTCTGCTCATGGCTTACCTGATGACGCTCTAGCAATCTTAATAGGCGATACAGTATCAGCAGATGGAACAACCGAAAGTCTTCAGGTGTTAAGCGATCTTTTAAAAGCCAACAATTTAGTTTTGGCTCAAGATTCCGCAGGTGCCTACATATTAATTTCGGGATCTAGTGATGTAACATCAGGGATTCATTCAAGCATTGATCAGGATGCTTTGTTAAACCTTGAGTTTGTTGGTGATCAACAATTTGTGCCACCACCCACTTCTTCAGAAAACAATCCTCTTTTAGACCCCTCAGACACAAGTGATGTTGCTTCAGAAATACGAGATATTTTGGTTGATATTCAAGAGGCTCCAGAAACTCCTTTAGAGGTAGAGGTTGAGGTAGAGCCGCTTGATTTTGAAGAGCAACCAGAGGTAACGCCTGAGCCACCACTTGAGCAAGAACCTATTGAGCCTGTAGAGCCTATTGAACAAGAGCAACCACAGCAAGAGCAAGGTGAAGAGGGTGCGCCCACCCCAACGCCAGTACCTACAGATCAGCCCGTACCAACACCTGTACCTCCGGCTCCAAGCCCTGTGCCTGCTCCAGCACCAGCACCTGCTCCCGCTCCAATGCCAGCGCCTGCTCCAGCGCCAGATAGAACTGCGCCACAGCAACCATTAGAAGCTCCGCCTGAAGGCTTACTAGGAGGTCTTCCTGCAACTCCGCCGCCTGCTGAAACGCCTGCAACTCCGCCTGCGCCGACTACTGAACCAGTTCGCCCTGTAGAGCCAGGATTAGAAATACCAACTCAACCAGTACAACCTGTTGAGCAACCGGCAGAGCAACCTGTAGAACAGCCTGTAGAACAGCCGCCAGAGGAAGTTTCGATTGTAGAAAACTTGTTCCCTGAGTTTTTCCCGCCGGCCACTCCAGAAGATCAAGTACCATTTATGCCCCCAGAAGTTTCTTTGCCAGAAATGCCTAGTGCGCCAGAAGAAACACCAACAGGCGAAATTACTTTAGAAGATCTATTAGAAGAAACAAAAACAACACAGCCCGGGATATTTCCAATACCAGGAATTACAGCGCCAGAAACGCCATTAGCAGAGCCTCCACCTAAGGATGAAGGAATAGGAGTGCCTACACCTGTGGAAACACAGCCTGTTACTCCTGTAGAAGATGTAGGAGAGGGTGAAGGAACTGGCGTTCCATCTGGAGTAACACCTGAAGATGTAACCAATATTGTTAATGAGGCAATTGGTAACATTCCTCCTGGCATGACTCCAGAGCAAGTAACTCAAATAGTTAATGAGGCTATTGGAAACATACAGTTCCCAGAGGGAATGACTCAAGAGCAGGTTCAGCAAATTGTAGGATCGGCTATTGGCAATATTCAGTTCCCGCCGTCAGTTAGCCAAGAAGAGGTTAATCAGATTGTTGGCGGTGTTCAGCAAGAACTTCAAGAAGGCATTGCTGGTGTAGGTCAGCGCATAACCGATGTAGAGCAAAGCCTGCAAGAAGCTCTGGATGCTCAGGCGGCTGGTCAGGCTAGACAGCTAACGGAGGCTGAAGCTCGCTTATTAGAACAAATAACTGGTGTTAATGCTCAGACTCTCCAGCAACTATCAACAGTTGAAGGGGCGCTTAACACTAGACTAACTAACTTAGGCACGACGATTGGCGAAGTGCAAAGTAGTTTGCAGGAGTCTGTTTCTGGTCTTGCCGCAGGTCAAGAAGCCGCAGAACAAGAGCGTCGTAATCTACAAGAAGCTCTTATTGCAGTAGGTGGTGATGTTAGTCGTTTAGATGAGCAGACCCGTGAGCAATTTGAACAGTTTGGCGAAAACGTCAATGAGTTGTTTGCCGATGTAAACGTCGATATCGAAGCACTGCAAGAAGGTCAGATTAGTCAGGCTGAAGCACAAGAGGCATTCCAAACTAGTGTTGCCGAACAGTTTGGTGATGTTACTGGACAGCTAGGTCAAATAGGCGGTCAGGTTGGTGGATTGATGTCTGAAGTATCTGGCATTGGTCAGGGCTTGGAAGGTTTGGGCCAAGGTATTGCTGGCATTGGAGAAGGCTTGGGTGCGGGTTTGTTAGGTCTTGCGGCACAGCAAGCTATGTTGCCTGGTCAAATAGCGGCGGCCACACCTATCCAACCCCAAAAGTTTGAGAAGTTCCAGCGAGGTTTAACACGACGTAAGTTGGCTGACCCGTTACGGATTGGAATGTTTACTGGAGGCGCTAGAAGCGTATGACATATTTAAACCTAATGAATAGCGTACTGCGTCGTCTTCGAGAAGAAGAGACCACATCCGTTACAAGCACCACCTACAACAAGATGGTGGGTGACTTTATTAACGATGCTAAGACTTTGGTAGGTCAGGCGGCAGACTGGTCTGCACTTCGAGAAACACTCACGATCTCAACGACTGCTTCGGACAACACCTATTCACTAACAGGTGGTGGCGATAACGTAAAAGTCATGTCAATGCTCAACGATACTCAGAACTGCTTTATGGAGTATCAGACTAAGGATTGGTTCAACGATGCGCTGTACATTGCCAATGCTTCTGAGGGTGCGCCTAAGTACTTTACCTATAACGGTCTAGACGGTAACGGTGATACTCAAATCTTGGTTGGCCCTACACCTGATGGCGTGTACAGCATTCGAGTCGATCTTGTTAAACGACAAGCAGACCTTTCAGCTAACACTGATTCATTGCTTATTCCTGCTCAACCTGTCATTCATTTGGCGGTAGCGTTACTTGCGCGTGAGCGTGGTGAGACAGGCGGTACATCGACTGCCGAATACTTCCAGATTGCTAACCAGTATCTATCAGATGCCATAGCAATTGATGCGGCAAAGCACCCAGAAGAGATGTTATTTAGGACGGTTTAATATGGCTCAACAACTGCAAAGCATTAATCTTGTAGCTCCGGCCTTTAAAGGTGTTAACACCGAAGACTCGCCGTTGGCACAAGATCCGTCTTTTGCTGAGATTGCAGATAACGCTGTAATCGACAAGCGAGGACGTATTGCCGCACGTAAAGGTCATACGGCTGTTACGACTAACAAGACTGTGCTTGGCACTGATTCTTTGCGAGCCATCAAAGAGTTTAGGGATGATGCCGGTAACACTAAGATCTTTTCTGTAGGCAACAACAAGATTATTAGCGGTACAACTACGCTAGTTGATGAAACGCCTGGTAGCTACACGATTACTGCTAACAACTGGAAGCTTGTAGATTTTAACGACAAGATCTATTTTTTCCAGCGTGGTTATCAACCCCTTGTCTATGACAACGCAGGAGGCTCTGTAGTCACGCTCAGTAGCGTTTCTGGTGCGGCTGGTGTTACGAGTGCCATGTATGGCAACGAAGTTCTAGCGGCCTATGGTCGGCTCTGGACGGCTGACTTTAGCACTAACAAATCTACTATTTACTGGTCTGATCTACTTATTGGGCATGACTGGTCTGGTGGTACTAGCGGCAATATTGATATCTCAAAGGTCTGGCCTGACGGCTATGACGAGATAGTTGCGCTGGCGGCACACAACGGCTTACTGATTATCTTTGGTAAGCACAGCATCGTTGCGTATCAGGGAGCAGAAGCGCCTGCCACCATGTCACTTGCTGATACCGTAGCAGGTGTTGGTTGTGTTGATAGAGATACCGTGCAGTACACCGGCACAGACGTACTGTTCCTGTCGCATACAGGACTTAAAAGCTTTGGTCGAACAATCCAAGAAAAGTCTTTGCCGATTAGCAGTCTGTCTAACAACATTACGAAAGACATTATTGCCGCACTACAGAACGAAACAGAGTTCTTTAGGTCGGTATACAGCCCAGAAGAAGGTTTCTATCTTCTGACGTTTACAGGGCAAGACGTAACGTACTGCTTTGATGTGCGAGGCACGTTAGAGAATGGCTCATACCGTGTAACACGTTGGCCTTCTACAGGCTTTACTGCATACACAAGACTCGATAATGGCGCTCTTTATGTCGGTACTACTGATGGGATTAGCACGTACACGGGATACAGCGATAACGGATCTGGCTATCGGTTTAAGTATTACAGCCCAAGCTTAACCTTTGGCGATAGCTCAAGGATCAAGATCCTTAAAAAACTAAAGCCCACATTGGTAGGCGCTAACAACGCGACAGTCTTTATGAAGTGGGCGTATGACTTTGATACAACATACGCTACGGCAGAGTTTACGGTAGGTACGCAAATTACTGGGTTCTACGGTGAGAGTGAGTACACGACAGTAGAGTTCACAGGTGGACAGCTAACTAACCAACGTAGTTTAAACACCACAGGATATGGGACAAGTGTTCAGGTAGGTCTGGAATCAGAGATTGACGGATCGCCTTTATCACTACAAGAAATTAACGTAATGGCTTTGATAGGTAAGCTACTTTAACTAGGAGACAACTATGGTTGTTAATCAACGCACAGGTAATGCCGCCTTATCAGGCCCTAGCAATGCTGGGGTTATTGGCATGGACGAGATAATGGGCATGGCTGGAGCTTCGGATCCTAGTGCTCTTGGTCAAATAGGGGTTGGATTAGGCGATATCTTTAGCGGTTTAATGGGTGCTGGACAATCCATCTTGTCTTCTCCTGATGCGCTTACGGGTATTGCTGGTGGCTTGCTAACCAGAGAAGCGTATGACCGTCTTAGTGGTATTGGCGAACAGGCTAGACGTGAAGCAATGGGGATTGCGGAGCGTGGTCAAATGGAGTCTGAGTTTAGGCCATTTACAGTAACGACTCCTACGGGCGCTATGTTTACTGCACGTATGGGTGGTCAGCCACAACCGTTTACACCAAGAATATCAGGGCCAATGCCAGCGCCTACAATTACAGATCAACCTTCAATGGTGCTTCCTCAGCAACCTACTGTAGGCAAATCAGGAATGGAAAAGCCAACAGGAAGATTTGTTGGTCAACCTGTAAGCATAGGACAGCCAATACAGCCAATTGTTGATGTTCCACGTACAAGCTTGCCATTTTTACCACAGCCACCTATGGCACCGACTGGTGAAGGTCTTCAGATTGGCATGACGCTTTCCCCAGAAGAGCAAGCACTACAGCAACAACTGTTAGGCGGTGCCGGTGGATTCTTCGGCCAAGCAGTACAACCCACAGTAGATCGAGAGCAGGCTGTATTTGAGCGTATACGGGCCGCACAGCGTCCTGAAGAAGAGCGGCAACGTCTAGCACTCGAAGAGCGTTTAGCAGCTCAGGGGCGATTAGGAACGTCCTCAGCGGCCTTTGGTGGCGCTACGCCAGAACTCATGGCGCAACAAACAGCCATCGGTGAGGCGCGTAATCGAGCAATGTTAAGTGCAATGCAACAGGCGCAAGCAGAGCAAGCACAGCAGGCGGCATTAGGTCAGCAATTGCTAGGTGCCGGTTACTTGCCACAGCAACAGCTAGTAGCGGCATTACAGCCTGGTTTGATTCAGCAGGAGCTTGCACAGCAGGCACAACAGTTTGGTACAGGACTCTTTGGTGAGACTGCACTGTCTGGTATCGAAGCGCAGTTACTTGCAGAACAGGCACGAGCCAACTTACTGGGCGGGATTGGTACTAACCTAATTACTGGTCTTATGAATCAGCAACGTGCCGCCGCCGCACAACCCTCAGGCGGTGGAGCATCAGGGTTAGGCGGTTTATTTGGTGATATCGTCGAGAATCTTGGTACTGTAGGCAAGGGCTTCGGACGACTCTTTGGAGATTAATCATGGCTAAGTTTTCACAGCAGTTTTTACGGGCAATGACTCAGCCCTCATATCAAGAGGGTTTGTTTACTGCCGCTAAAGAGTTAGGCGGTTTGCGTGGTCGTCTTAAAGAAGAAGAGCGATTAAAAGCAGAGCAAATTGCAGAAGAGCAAAGAAAGCGGGGTGTTACTGGCGGTCTTTTAGGCTTACAGCAAGCTATAGCTCAAGGCGAAGACCCATCAGAAGCTATAGGTTCGCTTGTTAATTTGGGCGCTACAGCAGAGCAAGTTGGTCAAGCACAGCAAACAGGAATGCAAAGAAGAGAAGAATTTCTTGCGGAGCAACAAAGGCAGCGAGAAGAGCAAGTAAGGAAAAACCTTGTTATTGCAGCGCAAACAAAAGCAACTAGCATGGGCAAAGAGCAACCTTTTAAAGATGCTTTAGCTACAGCTAGTGCAGAGGAGCTTCGCAAATACATCATGACCGATGTGGAGCCTAAGATTTCTATATTAAGCCCAGGCGCGGTAGCGATAGACGCGGAAGGCAAGGTTCTTTATAAAAATCCGTTTAAGCCAGCAGCGCCTAGAGTGCCATCAATAAAGACAGAAAAAACAGATAATGAAATTATTGTTCTTACAGATGGTGTAGAAACCAACAGAATAAAGATTAATAAAGGCGAATCAGAAGCCGCTGAAAATGCGCGATTAGATGTTGCTTACAAAACCGGCCAACTAATGCAAACGATTACAGACGCAAAAGAGGCGGTTTTAACAAGGTCTGGAACTGGAGAGCTTGTTGGGGGAGTTACTGCTAGTCTTTTGCCTGGATCTCCAGCCTATGAAATAACAAACGCTTATTACAACACCATTAGAGGGCAAGAGGCGTTTAGGGAAATTGACGAATTAAGAAAGTCTGCACGAGAGTATGGATCAACAGGAACAGGCTTAGGTCAAATTACTCAAATCGAATTTGGTGCATTGCAAGGAAACTTGGCTGGCTTGTCATCCGGTCTTAGCGACGAACTCCAAATAAAACAGCTTACCAAAATTGAAAACAACCTAAAGGTTTTAAGTCAGTTAGCTCAAGGTGAGTCAATTGTTGATGTTGTTGATTGGAATAGTGAAACGTATACAAATCTTGGATACCTCAAGGATGGCGATGACCTCTTCTTTTATCCACAAGGGCCGTCAGGCAAAGAGCTAAAGTACAACAGAGCTACCGATAAGTTTGAGGAGCAGTGAAATGACTAGCGAAGAAAGACGTAAGCGTCTTGCTCAGTTGCAAAGCGGTAGCGTTGCTCCGGTTGAAGAGGTAGAGCCAGAAGCTCCTCTGGACTCATCAAATGCTCGCAGAGAAAGGCTCAAGGTTATCCAGTCTAATAGCGCCTTAGCCCGTGAAAAACGCTTAGAGCGAGATCCTACAGCCTTTGAGCGAATTGTCAGTGAGCCTTTTGGTCGCGCTGTAGAAAGACAGCAAGCAATATCAGAGCGTATGGGCGAAGGGTTTAGGGAGCTAGACTTTCTAGACCGCGATCCGATGCGCCCTTATGACCCTTCATTTGGCACTGACGTGCCTTCTGTTCTCGTTCAAACAGCAACCAACCCTATATCGCTTGCCTTTGACATGGCGGGAAACGCTCTGCTGTTAGGCGCAGAAGAGGCCGTTAGCCTTGTTCTTCCTGATGAAATGGAAGAGGGCATGAAAAAACAAATGATGCAGTTTATGCAAACTGATATAGGGCAAAGGGCTATTGCGGCTATGACCTCTGGTGCAGAGGCTTGGGAGTCTTTTTCAAGAGCCTATCCAAATGAAGCCGCAAACATTGCCGGTGGTATGGATGCTTTTTTTGCTACGCCCACCAGAGTCATCAAAAACTTTAATCCTGATCTAAGGCCGGTAAAGGTTGAAAAGATTGGGCTTCGCAAGGTTGATAAGCCAATGGAAGGCATTGATAAAGATGTCTACAACATTGCGTATTCAAGGCCGAGCGGAAAGACCAAAGAGCAAGCAAAACTAACAACCGGCCCTGAAGGGTTACTTAGAACTCAAAAACAACTCGCAACTGACGATCAGTTGGCCGTTGTTGATGAGCTTATTGCTGCTGGCGTTCGAGGCAACAAAACACTTGTTGAGAATCTCATAGCAACAGATCAGTACCTTAATGCATTAGATGATTCGCTAATTAAGATGGCGAGAAGAAGAGAGATACCCACTGGGCCAAAGGAGCCGCCAATTAGGGTAAGGGTTGACAGACTTCGCGAAAATCTCAACCAATCCATTGACGATATGATTCAGCAAAACCCCGCAATATTTGAAAGCCCTGCCGCAGTCAAAAGGATGCAAACCTTGGTTAATCAGTATATGGCTAACCTTTCAAAAGAGGGGAATACCATTGAGGGCCTTATAAACGCACGACGTAAACTTAACAGTGACTTAGAGCGCATGGGCGCTGACGTAGCAGGAACCAAGCTAAACGTAAACTCTATGGGTGGTGTTGCGATTAGAAGAGCCGTAAACAAGACGATTGGCGAAGAAATGCCAGAGTCGTTAAAGATTAATGAAAAGATGTCTCGTATTCTTTCTGTTCAAGACAATATGGCAATAAAAGCGGCTGAAGAGGCTGGTAATTTTCTTGGTAGATACATTCAGCAACTTGGTCTTGATAGACTTGTTGGCGGTACGGCGGGAAGTATTTTGATAAGTGGTATTCCTGCGCTGGCTTATAGTGTGGCGGTCTCCCCTATTGCCCTTATCCGAAACGCTATGAAGGCAGAGATTCCTGCTCGAGGCAGAGCAAAAGTTAAGTATGCTCTTAGGGATGTTAAGGATCAGTTTAACAAAGCCCTAAAAGACCTCGCTAAACGAGATCCCCAAGCGGCTAAAGAGTTGCTGGCTCAAAAAGCAGTTGTCTATACGGCGCTTGATGCCGCCGCACAGAAGCTAGAAAACGAATATAAAGAGACTGTTAATCAAGATGATTCTTAATCGCATGGCCTATTAGCTCTGGTATTTGCGGCACTACCGCATTACCTAAGCATTTAAGTCTGTGTGATCGAGAGGGAACCCCATTAGCCACTCGACCCACGTCGGGTTCAGTCTCCCAGATTCGCCCTTGAACTCCACTGAGTCGGGTAAGGAGTTGGTTTCTGGGTTTCTCCCCGTCTTCGCCATCGTTTCTGGTTTTCTCGCTCCCTTGTAATCCCTCGCGGCTGGGGTAGGCCACATTTTTACAGCCTTGGATAGCGTGTTCTGATTGGCTGTGTCCATGTTCTTCCAGTCTGAATTCATTGGTGTCGGCCAGTAACTCCCTATGTGTCTCACCTCGTCTACAAGATTGATTGAAGACTGTCCCGTCTCCTTGCTCTTCGCTCCCTGAGACCCGTTGAATGCAGCTGGCGTCCTCCAGAAGTGAGGCCGACTGTACCTCTCCTGCATTGAGGGAGCGCCCTGATTCGCTGTCGCTGTTGGGGTAGGCAATAATCCAGACCCTATCTCTGTGATGGTGGGCGCCAATCGCGGAAGCTGGTATACAGTGCCATTCCGCATCATACCCGATCGCGGAAATGTCTCCGAGTACTCGCTTAAACCAATCTCCCCGGTCTCCGTTAAGCAGGTTTGTGACGTTTTCAAAGATAGCGTACCTGGGTCGAAGCTCCCCAAGAAGACGGGCGCACTCTGACCACAATCCACTGCGCTCGCCTTCAATACCTGCCTGTCTTCCAGCGGTTGAGATGTCTTGGCAGGGGAATCCTCCTGTGATGACATCAACTCCAATTCCGTCTGTAGCCAATCTGTCTGCTGTGATTGTTCTAACGTCGTCATAAATTGGCACCTCCGGCCAGTTCTTCCGTAACACCTTTTGCGCGTATGGGTCTATTTCACAAAAAGCTACTGTTTCAAAGCCCGCTCTCTCTAATCCAAGCGTAAAGCCACCTATACCAGCAAACAAATCAAGCACTCTCATTGTTAATCCCAGCTAACAAATTCCAACCACCCTGCCACCCCTGAGGCTCGTTCGTTCTCCATACGTGCGGCCTCAGTTTTATAGTGTTTAGCGATTAGCTTCTGTTCCTTGTTCATCCTCTTGCCAAGGTTGATGTCCTCTGCCTTTTCCCTAATTAACTCCAAGGCACCTTCGCCATAGGTGTCAATATAGTGACGTACAAAGTAATCAGGGTTGCTACCGTACTTCTGGTGACAACCGTAACAGTGAGCGAAGGCATTCATTGCATCGTACCGTATGCCCTTCTTTGACCGGCTGAAATAGTGAGAGCAGTGCAGTCCAGTGCTGTTTGACTCGTACTGTGCGCCACATCCTTGGCACTTGAAGTCATTACGTAGCCTGACGCACCTACTGAACCAATGATCTGCCGCTGTTCTTTTTAACTTCACTTCAATTCATCCTTTAGTTGTTGAGGGAATGGCACATAGATCTGCTTGTTTTCTGAGAGCCACCTGATTAGCACCTCAGCGGTCTCTGAGAGTTCAGCAGGAGTAAGCTTGGTGGTGGTCTCTTTGTTGAACATGGCCTTTGCAGTGGGCTTGTAGAGCATCTCCTTTACCAGCACCTCAGTAAACGGTATCTCAAAGTTATCACTGAAGGGGTGCCGTACCCAGTAGCCAGCATCGTTTAGCTCGATGGCTATCTGCCTGAACCACAAATGCATGGCGTTGTTCTGCCGGTCACTGCGTGTGGTGTCCTTGATTGAGTACATGACGTGCTTGCCATCCTCGTACTGCTTCTTAACGAAGCTAATAAAGAACTTCAGTTTGTTTTTGTTATCGACTATCCAGCGATGTGCAGAGTCTGTCATATTGTCTCCATTCAGTTTACCCAGTTTACCCAGTTTCCCCAGATTTCCTCTAATCCCCGTAATTTAACCCCCTAGTTTGTCGCCGTAAGCTGGCTTCGGAGAATCAACCCGCCCCCTAAAAGTGGGGGATTACCGGTAAACTGGGGATTCTGGGGATTCTGGGGATTACATTGGAGCCCAGCGATAGAACTTTTTGCCATGTTCTCCGCGTCTTTCTAGCTGTAGGTTGTTACCCTTGAGCAGGTCAATGCAATTCAAAAGCGTCTTCCTCGTGCATCCATTGGGATTTATCTCTTCATCATTAAGCAGTGCAACAAGCTCAGACTGACTAAACATCTTGTTACTTTTCATTACACTGCTGAGTAGGATGTACTCATCCTCGTACTTGGACAGAGCCTTGCCGATATTGATCTGCGCTCTCTGCTTTTCCTTTAACTCACTGATGTCATCGGTACTCATAAACTCCACAGAATCCACAGACTCTTCGTAGTGAACAACTGCGCTAGTTTGCTTGTACTTGAATCCACCCTCAAAGCTTATCTGGCTACGATCCTTTTCATTGATTACTAAAAGTTCTTGATAGGCGGCGAACTTATCGTTCACTGGGTCAAGGCCAAACATATTGTCTACGTCTGACTTCAGATCCCCTACACCTTCGTAGATCAAGCGACCGTCCATACTTCGGTGTTTGTTGCAGTGTCCCAACAGGATGACCGTACCACCTGCCGCCGCAAACTCACGGAAGACGTGTAGCACCTCCCGCATATCACCCTTGTTCAACACCGGAGCGAACTTCTTAAGCGTGTCACAGATGACGATCTTGCCATCGGCATGACCCTCTTCACGTATCGCACTGAGTAGGCGTAACGCATCTTCGGTGTTTCTCAGCAAAGGATCTGGCGAGTTAGCTAGGGTGATCATGGTCATCCCGTGCTTCCTGCCCATCTTCGCCTTCTGGAGTACACCCTTAGCACCGTCATCTTCGTTAAAGTAGATCACGTCGGAGCCTTTTATGAGGTTATTCCGAATACTCTGGAAGAGGTTGCCCAGTATCCACACCGTCTTACCTGCGCCGCTGGGTGCGTACACAAGGGTGACTGTGCCGGTCGTAATCATGCCTGGAATCACGTCCCGCTCTTTGGCAAGGCGCTCTTCCATCTCTTCGATGCGGTCATTGACTGCGGCGTACATGAGTTTTGATAGTGCTGATGACGTTCCGTTTTGGTGGGTGGCTCCGTTGATATTCGGGGTGGATATTTGAGTGGGGTTTACTTGGATTTTATTAAGTTCTTCGCAGTACATTGCCCAATCATCCTGCATTGGTGTCTCCTTTTTTTGGCCCAGAAAGCCTTTAACTTTGGCTCAGTTTTGCCCAACTGTCAAACATGATCTGAATGCTGTCACAAATGTTTACAGATGTTTACATCTTTATACAACTTTAGTACACTCCATTACATCTCAACACAACAAAGGAGAGAGAGATGACAGGAACCGTCAAGATTCATGGCAAGGAATACAAGACTGTAGCCTTGCGTATTCAAGAGTTCAGGGAGAAGCATCCCGACTTTACTATTCAGACAGATCTGGTTGAGGCTAACGACACCTTGGTCGTTATGAAGGCCACGATATCTGCCGGTGGCATGGTCATTGCCACAGGTTATGCCGAAGAGGTCAGGACAGCCAGCAAGATCAACCGTACTTCAGCATTAGAGAATGCAGAGACCAGCGCAGTAGGAAGAGCCTTAGCGTTCTTCGGCCTGGGTGGTTCTGAGATAGCTTCAGCGGATGAGGTAGCCAATGCCATTAGTCAGCAAAACAATCAGGCTTCTAACGAGGAGATGGAAAGGCTCATCGCTCATAACGAAGCGTGGCGTAACAACGTGCATTCTATTTACTTCATCAAGGAATACATCGGTGATCCCATGAAGCCTTCTGACTGGGAGAATGTAGCTGAGGCATGGGGTGAGATTTCAAACGAAGACAAGCAGGCCTTGTGGCTGGCTCCTTCAAAGGGCGGGGTATTTACTACGGCTGAACGTGCCGCGCTCAAATCCGATGAGTTCAATGCCGCACGTAAAGTAATGGGAGAGTAACCATGAGCGAAGATGAGTGGGACTTTGTAGATAAAGATCTTACGCAAGCTTTAAATGGCGACAAAGACTACGGCTATTTACTAATAGATTTACGGTCTGGAATGATGGATGGAATGTATATGCGGTTTGAGGATGCCAAGAGACTCAAGACGTACCTTGAAGAGCAATACAAAGGAAGTTTTTGGGACATCTTTAAGCCAATTCTTGGTAGGGAGGAATTTAAAGGAACCTTCCCGCCAGATCATTTATTTCATGCTGATGTAGCTGAGCGTTTTGGATATGAAAGAGAGGAAAAAATATGAGTGACCAAGAAAAAGTGTTTGTTGATGGCATGATCATCAAGAGTAAGTCAGAAGGCACACCAGACTGGGTAAAAGAGAAGATCTCTCTCAAGCTCGATGAGTTTGGCGCATGGGTTGCCGCACAGAAGAAGGCAGACCCAAGCCTTGAATGGATCAACATTGACATTAAGCAATCTCAGGGTGGCAAGCTGTATGCAGAGCGTGATATGTGGAAGCCCACCGCGCCTAAGGCGGAAGCGCCAACACAAAGCGACGACATCCCTTGGTAAGTTAAGTCCGTTGGTCTGGTTCCGTACCAACGTCCATTGCCCCGTCCAGTGCGGGGCTTTTTTAGGAGATTTAAATGACAGAGCAAACTGAATACCTGTACTACCGCGACCTGTTTGACATCTTCAAGGTGTACCAGGTGCCAAAGCTGATCCGTATCTTGGATGAGCAGGGTATTAATTACTTTAAGGATGCAAGCGAGAAACCCTTCACGACAAGGGCCGCTATTGATGGTGCGCTAGAGAAGTCTGCTAGTTAGATAAGATGATCGTAGCTAGTTTTAGTGGCGGCAGATCAAGTGCCATGATGATAACTCAGATGGATTTATCTGATGTGACCGTCATATTTTGTAACACCGGAAAAGAAATGCCTGAAACACTGGACTTTGTAAGAGATTGCGAAGTTCAGTGGGGCGTTCCCATTACTTGGCTGGAGTATAGAAGTAAGCGCGAATATGAAGTCGTTAACTATGAGACTGCCAGCAGAAACGGCGAGCCTTTTGAGCAGCTTATCGTTGACAAAAACTATCTGCCAAACATGGTGGCTAGATTTTGTACTAGCGAACTAAAGGTCTTAACGATTGAGCGATACTTAAAAGATCAAGGGATCACCGATTGGGAAACTGCTGTAGGAATACGGGCCGATGAGCCTAGAAGAGTCGCAAAGATGCGACAGAAAGAAGGCTATCTAACGCCTTTAGCCGACAAGGGAATCACATCTAACGATGTTATCGAGTTCTGGAAATCTCAAAAATTCGACTTAAACCTTCCTGTATCTGGCTTTTATTCAAACTGCGATCTGTGCTTTCTAAAGGGATACGGGATAAAACAGTCGCTAGTGAATGAAAATCCAAGCTTAGCCAATTGGTGGGCGGGTCAAGAAGAAAAAATAAACGCAAGGTTTAGATCTGATCAGCCAGCATACAAAGACATGATTGCTGTTTCAGGGACTCAAACCGATCTCTGGGGATATGAAAGCATAGAATGCTTTTGCGGTGATTAGGGTGCCGCGATTCTGTCTACCGGAACGCGGCCAACCGGCCAACAGGCAAGAGAATGCCTCAGACTGCATCATCTTAGCAGTCACCATGCTCTCTTATGTACTGTTTTTCGTATCGGCAGTCTTGATATCCCTGCATATACGCATCAGACGTACATAAATTAGAGCGATTCTTCATGCAATCAGACCAACCGTGCTTGTAATCACGCTCGATCATGTCGAGATAATCGTTCATGTAGAACTCGCACGATCCTAGTTCTGGCTTCTGATCTACTTCATTGACTACCTTGATGTCTCTTAACATCTGAAGCGACTGCTCCAGCGAATCCATCGGTAGTTCTTTTGGCGCTTTAAACTTCATAGTGGTGCAACCTCTCGCATACGTCCTCAAAGTTAATGATGCTGTAGCCATTCCATGTACAGCTAATCACGTCGATGTACTCCTCGCGAAATACCGCAACCTGGCCCCATGCCTCATCGGTGTAGACCTCTTGCCGCGTGTTCATCTCTGCTTCGATCTCATCGAGGTCAACGATCAATGACGCGACACCTGTATCTCTATCAAAGTCATCGATCTGTGCGCCCATAAAGTCGTCAGCGTCGTCATGTACTAGTGCCACGATTTTGATCAGTGCTTTATCTCTGGGTAGGTTCATCGCCCTTCCTCCGTTTTATGTAGTCCGTTATGGTCTCGTAGTGAGGGCCGGACTTGTAGCATCCGGCGATCTCTTCAGCGAACTTGTTTAACCCTTCAACTGTGGGCCGCTCATCATCGAACTTGCACTTGTTGAAGTAGATTTGCAACAGTGTCTCAGGGTATAGCCGCTCCATCATTTACCCCCATTCTCTCTCTGGAGGTACACGACGTTATTGCGTATTTCTAACTGTGTACGGGCCACTTCATCTGAGGCATCCGGTACGTTAGCCAGAATCTGATCAACTCTCTGAAGCAATTCTACGGCTTCCTGAATGGCCTCATGCGCCTTGGATGCCCTCCATCGGTACAACTCAGGGAACAAACCGCGAGAGGTCGTGCGTACTAGCTGGTCGTAGATGTCGTTCGGATGGTGCATATCCAGCAGGTGGTTCTTTAGTAGCTGGACTTCCCACTTGCCTAGCTCAGGGCAGAGTTCGCTGATGTACTTATCACTAAACTTCATGGCTATAGCTCCTCTTTCAGTAGATCAATGATTTCGTCGGAGTCCATCCCGACACGCTCGCACCAGTAGATCAGCGCGAGGATGTTTTGGGTTTCGGAATGAACGAAGTGGTCGACAGCATCGCGCACCTGCTCACCCATTTCGCCGTAGGCATATCTTGGTGTAGTCATATTGTTACTCTCTTTCGTTGATGTTTAATAAAGCTTACTTAGGTTAGATAGTGATGTCTGTGCAATGTGACAAATCTGATAATTAAACTTCCCATATCTTTGAGACATCACTTAGGTTTTCATCCCATAGCCAGATCTCAAGGCTCCCGCCGTTCATATCGCATAAACAGTGATCGCCTGATCTAAAGGCATCTCTGTAGCTCTCGTATTCTGGCTCTGACGTGAACATCTCTCCGCCATCCCTATCGATGACGGTAAAGCCGAACAACTCCTTATCCATTTTTTTCAGCCTCCATAATCTCGCTAATCATTTGCAGCGCCTCCTTATTCTCTGTCATAACAAAAACATCTTGCTCTCGATCTTGAATTGAGGCTGATCTGATCTCAACCTGGGCCCAGGTGTCTGTGAATTTCACAAAAACCTGCTTATCTGAG